CTCAGGTACAAGTGTAAACGCTAGCAGCCCTTTGGATAAAGTAAATGTTCCTGCTCCTAATATTTTAAGTGCTTCTCCACCCTTCCCTAATTTATCAGATTTTTTATTACCACCTACTAATTCAGCAAATTTTGAATTTGTATCTTTAAGCAGAGCAGTCTGTACTTGCATTTGAGAAAGCATTGCACTCTGTACACCTTCACCTACTTGACCAGCTGTTGTGACAGCAGTAACTATCTCAGCTAATTGGGTGGCAGAAGATTCGGTTGCAACTTGAATCTTTGATAAAGGATCCATTAAATCTCTTAAAGTTACAGCAGCCATTTATAAAATATTTTTATAGTTTAGGTAAACTCATTTTTGGAAGAGAAGGTGCTTTCATATTGCTCATTCCTTTAGAAATACTTTTTTGCATTCCATCCATATTGTATTTATCGCGCTCTGCTTGAGTATTCTGTTGCTCTTGCTTATTGCGCTCATTCAATAAATCATTATAAATTTCCAACGTATATTCATATTCATAATAAGGAAGCAAATCCAGCTCTGTAGGCTGGAGATGCAACTTTTCTAATAATAATACTCTAACTTTAAAGAAGTTCAGAAGAGATATCTGAAACAATGAAGAGAGCTTTGATACCGCCGGGAAACGTGAGCGGAACGGTGACCTCCTCACCGCAGCTTTGACATGGGAATACCATCTCCGGTTTCACACCGATTTTCATATCTTCAGCTAATCTGTAGACTATAGAATATTTTGTTGTATCCCAACCTTGGAATGACGTGATCATAGAAAAAATATCTTTTTGGTTCCATCCTCTCCATTCTCTTTGTAAATAAGGTAAAGCTGAAAGAGATGATTTATCCCAATGTTGACCAGCCTCTTCTTTTTCACGAATGTAGTCAGTTATTGCTCTCATTACACCAATAGTGGGTGGAGCCATTTTAATAATACCATAAGACTTAGTAGTTATAGAATAACATTTTTCAGCTGGATCATAATATTTTTCAATTGTTTCTGGTATATTATTAAACTGTAAATTACTTGTTTTTAGTTCTTCACTATCTTGAACTGAACATGTAGAAGTTTTACATGATTTTTTTCCAATAGGCATATTTAAAACTTGCTCACCTGTTTTAAATGTTAATTCTCTAATAGATAATATCAAAAAGATTCTATCTTCTTCTAGAACATCTTTATATGAACCCCGTTGGTTACCATATTGTACTTTACAGCAACCTACTATAATGTTATTTAAACCTTCATCTACTTCTTTTAGGTTTTCTTCATCTATAGTAGAATAGGCTCTAATTTCTTGTACTCTTGCAGGCCTAATATGAATTTCAAAATCTTCTCTATAAAATTTACCTTTTGATGGAAATGCATTTAAATTTAATTTAGTATAACCTGTTAATGCCTGTATTCTTTGAATTTCAGGATCATCAGATGTTACAATATTTTTTTGTACTTTTGTTTCGACTTTACCTAAGTCTTTTACAACTTCAGTAGGAGTTTCAGTTGCCTCAACAGAAATACCTTCTGCCTTAGCAAATTCCTTTTTAATATTTTCTTCGTGCTCGTTTGACATTATTTACTTATTTTTTATTAATTGTTTTTCTGGTTTGGTTTCATCAACTATATGCTCTACTATTAATTGTCTAACATATCTTGAAATTGCAACAGGTTTTGTACTGCGCTCCATTGACTTTTGAATAATTATTGTATTTAAACTTTCCTCATCTTCAGGTGTTAATAAAACTTGTAATTTTTTAGTAAGCCTTTTCCTATGAGGAATAAGCTCTTGTACAGTTTCATTAAAACCATATTTAGGATTATCAGATTTAAATTTATTAATCCAATATTCAACTCTTTTTAATACATCACTCAGAGATTCATCATTTTCAAAAACTTCCATAACTTCCCTAGAGAAAGCCTTTGTACCAAAATCTTTTACTGCTCTTTTGATATATTTTCCTGTTCCAAAGTTATTAGGATTATCATTTACAGAATATCCTACGTATACTTTATTTGTTTTTTGTTGTTGTAGCTTATAGATTATCATTTTCTATATTATATATTTTATATTATATATTAGAGAGAAGGCAAAAAAACTGGGAATACATTAATATTCCCAGTTTATATTAAATTTATGCTCCTACGTTCTCCTCAATCCAGTGATCACAACGATAAGTCATTGTTAACTCGGCTGCATCTTGAGTTTCATAATTCAATTCATCTACAAAATCAGGTTGTCCTGTTGGGAATACATCTTTTAATGTAATCTTTCTAAAGATATCTCCTGCTCTGTTATATTGAACTACAATCATACTTCCTACATAATCATTTTTTAATCCCATTTCTCCAGTTAATGGATCATAGATTATATTATTCCAATTACGGAAAGTATTGTAAATGTAGTTTTCGTTAGCTTCATTTAAGTTAAGAGTAAAGTTAAGTGTTAAATCAACAAATGTATTTGCTGGCATACCTGCATAAGATCTATCAGCAAACTTATATTTTTGATTTATAGCTTGAATTTCTGGATTTAATCCATTTAATCCTCCTATAGATTTCACTTGCTCTAAGATCAAACCCGTATCATCCCCTAATGGTGAAAATATAGTCACCTCAAATAGGTTAGGCTGAATAGGTTCGTACCTTTGGCTACTGGCCCTTGATTGGGTATAATGTGGTAGTGGCATATTTTATTTGTTTTTTTATATATTCGTCTTTAGTTACTTCTTATTGAAAGTTTCCTGTACTAATTGCACCAGTTCTTAAAATAGTTGTTCTTTGTACAAGAATTTCCATTCCTCTTACAGGTTCAATATATGTATCTAAGATACCTACATTTTGATCAATGACTTCTGGTGTATTATTTGTTTCATCCATTATATTTCTATAATCATAAACACCATCATCATTTTGAACTGTTGATAAGAAGTTATCAGCTAATGTTTTAATTTCTAATCTAGTCTGAGCAGTATTAAATTCAAATAAGTAATTTTTAAGTATTGCATCAATACCATCTTGTATGTAAATTACAACTTCTCTAACATTAATTGAACTTAAAGCAGATTTTGGAACTTGCTGTGCCGTTTTATTGGCAAAGATAGTTGGTCCTGTTCCACTTTGGAATACAATTGGATTTAATCCAAATGGTTCTAAGTAGTAACGATCATCTTTATCTAAGTTAATTTCTAAACCTACAACACCATTACCTCCTATTACTCCACGCCTTACACCGGCTACAATTGACCAAGGCAATGCGTTTTCGTATTTTAAAATAAAGTTATTAGATACGTTTGCAGCAGGAGGAACATTAATGTTCTTTCCTAAATCTCTAACAGTAATATAAGGATAGAAGAATCCACCGAATGAACCGCCGCTAGTTGCAGAAGGCAAAGAATATCTAATTGTTGGATTTAATGCAAGGTTTCCACCTTCAGATATAAACTTAGAAGATAAACCACCTGTTGCATCAGAGAAGCTTGGATCTGAACTTTTCTTAAAGTCTTTAGCCGATGGAGCATTAATTAATGCAAACGCATTTTTTCTTTCCATACATAGATTAGTATAAATGGCTTTAGAGTTTGCTTCTATACCATTACCAAATGTATCTACTACATATCGGAAGTTTATTGTTTCTCTATCAGTTAAAGCTTTAAATAAATTAGTTCCACCTAATATTGGGCTTAGTACCTTTGCTTGTTGAGCTTCACTCCCATTAGGTACATGTTTTGGTAATAATTTAAATCCAGGTAATTCAAAGACATTTAAATAATCAACCCAAGAATCAATTGGATAATATAGCTCTGCTTTTTTAACAGCACCTACAGTATCTATATTAATTTCTGATTGGCATGTTACTAACAGTGCAGTTGTACCTGCAGGAATAACAGAATATTGAGATGCTGTTACTCCACCTACTACACTATTAATTCTTGTTAACCTTGAATGACCGCTAACATTACCTTCATCATGAACAAAATAATTTCCTACAACTACATCAGCAGCTTCTGGTGAAGTTGATGCAATTAAGATTTCATTTGGCTTTAATGTTGGTTCATTAATTGAATCTCCTATAATATCAATAGTTAAGTTTAGTGAACCTTTTAAAGTTTGTACATTTAAACAATTAGCAGCTGCTAAAGTTTGATCTGATTTCATAAAGAAACCTGCACCATTTAGTGTAAATTCACTATGTGGTGTTAAATTTACATAACCATCTTCTTGGTAAGGAGTAATTCTTACTGCTGGTAAATTATAATCAGGATCCGAGATTTTTACTCTTCCTGTATTAGTTGTATGAATCCATCCATATTCTATAGCATTCATTACTAAATAAGAAGTATATTCAATTCCACCTAATTTATAAACAGCTTCATCACCATCAGTTAATGTACCGTTGGCGAATTGAGTTTGTAAAGTTGATCCGTAAGAACCAATAATTCCAGCAGGAGTTCCATTAATTGGACTAAATTCATCTGCTACAAAATTAAAGTCGGCTTCATTGATATAAGTATAATTAGCATCTGCTGCTACACTAAAGTCAGCTAATGTAGTAGTACCTTCTCCAGATAATAATACAGTTATAGTATTACCTACGGTTTGTTTTGATATTACTGGAATGTATTCTCCATTTACAGCACCTAATATAAATGTTCCTACAACTGATGTTGTATTTGCAGTCATACTATCAAAAGCATTCCATAATGCATCTTTAGTTGAATTAGCATTAACTATCTGTAACTGAATATCCGTGGATAGAGTTGCATTAGCTTTTGTAATTGTACTTGTAGAATTTTGAACTAAAGTTCCTGGCTCGATATTTCTACAATAATTTAAATCAGAAACAATTGATCCACTGTATGATAAGAAGTTAACATCGTCTTGTATTGAATTAGCTTGTAAATATTCAATATTATGGCCAATCATATCAATACCACCTTGAACACCGTCAATTAAAATATCTCCACTGAATAAATCTTCATTTACAGTAACAAATACACCAGTAGATGCAGTATCAGCATTAACAACTTTTTCAACGAAAAGATTATTACCTAATAGATCTACGAAATCTGGAATTAAACATGCAGTATAAGTTGCTTGTAATGTTACTTCTGTTTCATTAAAAAATTCCTGTAATAAGGTATCAGTACTATCTGATTGAAACTTTCTTCTTTTTAATCCTTGTGTTGGATCAAAATACTTTTGGAATGTTGGATCTGCATTAAATCTTGAATAAGGAGTAGTTGTACTAAAATCTCCACCAAAGTTTCCTTCAATTACAAAGATATCTACAAAGAAGTCAGCTATTAAACTATCTTTGTTTAAGAAACCTGGTACATTTGCAGCACCATACCATTCTTCAACAGTTACTTGAAAAGGTAAAACATTTGTTAATGCAGATTTTTTAGCAATTACTGATACAGGGTTTTGGCCTAAATTAGTAATATCTAAAAAGTCATTAACAGTTGTAGGTGATAACGCATCTTCATCTGCTCCAACATTAGTTAAAAAATCTGATGTTGATGGAAACCAAAATTTATCTCTATTATAAAATTTTGCGTATTCATATTGTGCACCAGCATTCTTTTGAGAAGTATCAAGAGTAGACGCAGTTGAATATCTAATTGCATTAACTTTATCAGTTGCATCTAAGCTTAATAAATTAAGAGCAAGAATAGGACCTCTTTCTAAAGCAGTTAAGCAGCTTCTGTGGAAAAAGGAATCTTTTCTTTCTAAATTTCTATCTATATCACCGTATACTTGCTTAAAGAAAGCAGTATCGGGAATGAAGACGGGTGTATTAAACGGGCCTGTCTTAGAAAAACCGACTACAAGTCGTGTTTGATTTGCAGGTATACTAACAACTTGACTTTTGTCAAATTCAAATCTGTATGTTCCTGCAGCCTTAAGAGAAGCGATTTTTGGATCTAGTGCCATCTTGTATTATATTTTTTTTGTTTATTAGTTTTTTTATATATCTACCAAGTAACTACTTTTTATACTAAGTCATAGATATCAAAATTTAGATTCCCACCCTTAGAATCTTTTTCTAAAATTTCCTCTATCTTATTTTGAATTGAAGGATCTATCTCATCATAAATCTCTTCGACAAAATCAGAAAAATCTAAAGTTGTAAAGAACTCCGAACTATTTATACAAGTCATAATTAAATCATCGTTACCTAATTGGCCTGCATATGATCCATTTGGAAGTTTACCAAATGTTGAGGATTCTTTTACTGTATCTTTATCATAGATACTAATTTTATTTTGAGAAATATATTTTTTAAAGTTTTGGCAAAAAATAGGTTTATTATCTTTCTTTACTTTTAAACCAAATGATTTTGTCTTAGCATCAACTCTATGTTTAAATTTAACTACACTTTCTTCGTCAAATTCATTCCTTTGTGGAAATACCGTTTCCATTCTTTTTATTAATTCTCCACCAAACATATTCCATTCTATAATTAATTTTACATTTTCTGAGTGAAATAAATCAAATGCTAAAATGTATAGTGTTTTTGCAAATTCTTCAATAGTATGAGAATTACTTCTAAACCTACCAACTTGTCTTATGCCAAAGAAGTCAACAAAACTCCCAGGTGTTGTTACAGATTTCCAGTCTTTTTCATCTAACATTTGTAATTGAAAAATATTAATGACAGAATAATCACCACCTGTGCCTTCTGCTATATCAACAGAGAATACCCAATAGTTATAATCTTCTTCTATCTCATCCAGATTAAAATTAGGTTGCCATAATAAACCAGAGTAATCAATTTCAGCATCATCAAATTCAGGTATTTCTTTATGTTTAAATTCTATTTGTCCTTGTGTTAATTTTTTAAGACTAGCTGCACTTAGTAATAGTGAAGAACTTGCTATAAATTGATTTCCATATTGTCTATTAAATGCCTCATCACTTCCTAGGTTAGCAACCTCTTGTTTCATCCATGCATCGTCTCTTCCTGGCACATCCCACCAATCAACTCGGAATGGTGTATATTCACTTAATCCTTTATCAGCTGCTGTATAGATATCATAGAATTTATTAAAACCATTAGGTGTACTAGTTATTATAACTTTTGAATTACTAGATGCTGATACTGTTGGATAAACATTTTCATAAAATGTATTTACAAAGTTTGCAGGTATGTGAGCAAACTCATCCATAAACAGTAAGTGAATAGTAAAACCAATTGCAGCTTTCTTAGTTGTCGTCTGCCCTATAATTCTACAACCATTATCAAACTTAGAATTAAATACATCCCATTTAAGAGTACCGGGCTTGATAAAGAACGGTAAGTGTTCTAATATAGTTTTACCTTTATCAATAATTTCTCTTGTTGTAGCACCCTTATTTGAAAGTATTAGCGAATTTT